TCTCTCTGCATACCCTGCCATCATGTGATCCGATATCCGGTCTTTCAGACCGCCGCGATCTACCTTCCTGAATAGCTTGCCAGGGTTCACAACATTTGTGCCGTTGTTAGCAAAATACAACATGATCTGGCTTACACTGGGGCCATAACACAGTCTTGGTATCCTTGACACGATATCACTGCCCTGTACGCACGATATCTGATAGTCCAAATCCATAGGCCGCTTAAATCCTTTAAAAAACGTATTAGGTTTACCAAAGGTCACAAGATTTATGTTCTTGTGTTTTTTGTACATTTTTGCAGCAGATAGCTCTGCCAACGCGCCACCAAGGCTATGCCCACAAAACAGAGTGCGCTTCTTGGGGTCAAGATGTTCTTGAATTTCGCCCCATATTGATGCGTGTTGCAAAACAAACCCGCCATGACACAGCCGACCTGCGTATGGAACAGGTATCACATTGATGTCTGTTAGAACATCCAACTTCTGTTGAGTGCCTCGGAAGGCAACCACATCAATGCTTTTGCGTTTAGCAATATATGCTGTTGCGCTCGTCCATTTGTTCTCTATCTTGATCGCATCTCTTACGTCATCTTCGTAAGCCTTTTCAGACCAACTCGATGCCATTTTTAACAGTACAGGATCTAATTTCATTTATTCCTCGACGTTTAGTGGGTTATCTAATATGCGTTGTATGCGTTCTTCGAGGTCATCTCGCATCTCTCGTAGTTCGGTGTCTATGTCTCGTAAGCTGTCATTTACACGCTCTTCCAGAGAATAAACATCATCTCTTAACTCTCTTGTAGCGATTGCAACTGAATCATCTGTATCTCTAGCGACACGCTCAACAATATCTATGTCCGCTTGCAGTCGGTCTATGTTGTTGCTGATTTCAACCATATCTTGGTCTATTGCTCTTTTTACTGTGTCTATTAATACTTCTGCACCATCTAGCTTTGTATTCAGTACCGCAAGCTCTTCATCATAAGAACTAAAATCTGGGGAGACATAGGAAACGATTGCCTCTTCGGCTGTTAAAAGCCGCTGATACAACTCAAAGCCGCCCCACAATGCAGCCCCTATGCTCCCCAGAAACGGTATAACAAGAAGTAGTTTGCCTCCAGATACCTTGAGGTCACCAAACTCTACCTCTGCCACTGTAAATTCACCAAGTCGTTGTAGCCTTCATTACCCGTCACACGCAGCACACCCAACGGATCTGCCGAAATATTATTTGATGGATAGGGTTGCGTGGACGGATAAAACTGTGGTCTGTCAGACAATCCAATATTGTACTGATTAAATGCTGGATTATTGGATATAAGAAATACTGCTAGACTCTGGTCAGTAAAGCCACCTGTGTCTCCCAGCTCATCTAATTGGTTTTCTAAGCTCTGCTCAATGTCCTGTTGACTCATGTTCTGTATTTGAGTTTCGGCTCGTTGAACTGTGCGTTGTTCGTCTTGACTTGGAGGAGCTACGTCAAATCGACCAAAGTCTGGGAGTTGAGCAGATAAAAACTGTCCTATTGACTGACCTGTGGCTATGGCATCATTAAAGTCCTGCTCAAACTGCATTTGACTCGGCGGGGCCAACTCCTCTTGAGTAAGGCTATTAGTCTGTTGTTGCTCGGCCTGATTATTTGCAGTTTGTGCAATTTGCTGCCGCATATCTGCAACAGTCTGTTCTGAGCCTGTATCACCAAATACGGAAATATTCTGTATCCTAGAGCCAAATGACTGAGATTGTCCCGACAAACTCAACGCAATACCTACCACATCCACAGGCGGTTTTACGGTAGCACTTACTCTTTCCGCCGCCGGTTCTGCTCTGGTTTCAGCGGCTACTTCAATAGGGGCTGCTTGTGCCTCTACGACTTGTGCCTCTCGCGCTATTGGCTCTGCTCTAATAACAACTCGCTCTGGAGCAGGTTCTGGACTTGGCTCACGAGTAATCTGAACTATCTCTGCTACAGTTTCCACCACTTCTACAGGTCGAGCTTCTCGCACTTCATTAATTTGTGCTGGTTCGCCCGTAACCTCTAATGCTTGTTGCTGTTCTTGTCTAATTGGCTCACCTGTTGGCATACGGTTTTCTATCTGTGAGCCTCCAAACATCTGTTCTTGCGGTGCGTCTTGATAGACTTGTGGTTGTGCCAGTTGTGTCAATGCACGAGGTCGGCCCATAGCATCAGGCTGATCAAGATGCATAAAATCATCTGCCGAATCACCAAACACGGTGTCTATTGCCTGTTCCGCATAGCTGGGTGGGGCAGACACTGCTTCTCCACCACCACCGCCTTGTTGTTGGTTTAAGGTACTTGCAGACATTATCAAACTAGCCACGCCGTTGTTTAATTCAAAAGCTGTGCTACCGCCATAGTTTTGAACGTCATTGGTGGTGAAACCATTCATCTCCCACTCTTGTGTCCAAGAGCCACCGTATCCATCTCCGTTAGGAAAATTAGGGCCACCATACCAACCAACAAATGCCTTGTGATGAAAGCTCACATTGATATCTTGATACTCAAATTTAAATCCACCTGTGCGATCTAGCGTTAATCCAAACGTATTCTCGTTTGTGGTGGCATATTCTCTGACTTTGTTCCATAAAAAACTGGTTGAGTCCGAATTAGTTTTATAAAAATACCCCGCGTTAGCATCATTGCTAGTATCATCAAGATCAGTCCACAGTGGGGCAATCATGTAAGAAAAACTGCCTAAGCCATAATCTCGTGGCATATACGTTGGCATCCCAGTAGCATGAGTGTATCCATCACAACAATACCCATACAACGGAGCGGTCTGCTTACCTATTCCGGTGGTTGGGTTATACATAAGCACAAAACCATTTGTACTCATCCACGCATGGGTAAAAACTTGATCTAACCACGGAAAGGTATGCCCCATTTCTATGCTGACTGCCTTATCATCTACGCCAGACATAACCTGCGTCATGCCCTCTGGAGACAGGTTATCTGCAAACGTTGCAGCAGGAAGAATCAAAGGCAACAGATATCTTTTCATCTCACCCTCCGGTCTGGCTCTGGGATTCGATCAGGATTGGCTTCCCAAAGAGCTTTAGCTTCATCACCAATCTTTCCATCATAAGGACACGGAGTTCCTGCGCTCATCATGCTTGACCATACGCGATAGTCCTGACACATAAGAGAGACAGCAGCTACTCGCATACCCATGTCATATAAAGTCTTACCCAACTTGATTCGCTCACAATTTATATCTCTAACTGAACGACCCGTAGACAAACCTAATATCTGTGTCTGAACTGCCCCTGATATGCCTGTTGTGCATAAGTCTTGGCTATAGCTGCTGCCAATACTTGGTGCAATAGCACTTGGAGGGGGTGACTCTACCTTTTGGGTCACTCGCTGAGTTGAGTCGCTAATGTTTTGGCTGTTGTTCACGTTGTTATTTGTGTTTATAGCCGTAATGTCACTTACGCTATTGGTAGTCGTAAAGCTAGTGCTGTTTGACGTTGTGTTACTTGTTGTATTGTTAGTATTTGCGTTTGTATTGCTATTTGTTGAGATAGTATTGTTTATGTTTGTATTGGTGTTATTGCTTGTGCTGGTGTTAATGTTTTCAATCAGACCGTTGTAGTCCATTGTATTTACATTTGTATTAAGATTAGTTCCGCTTGTAGTAGTGTTGATAGTCGAGTTATTTGTATTGTTGTTTGTTGAAGTGCCTGTGTAATTAGTTGTGTTTGTGTTGTTGTTTATATTGTTGTTTGTATTTACGCTAGAGGATGAGCTTGTTGCAGTCGTAGTTATCTCGGTCTGGGTTTGCGCGAAAACCAAACTAGAAAGCATCAACAAAAACGGAACAGCAAATATTTTCATCAATCACGTTACACATCTGGCTTTTCAGGCCACGTTATTTCCCAAGGAAAAGTGTCCTGAGCAGGAACATCTAATAGCAGTTGCCTGTAGTTTGTCATCGCAGTCTGTTGCTCAGAGGTAAGTGCTGCCCACCTAATGGGGTTTAGCGAGTCCACATCCCACCTCAATCGGGAGTCTCTTTGTGCGCGAATTTCGCCAGACATCCAAGCATCTTCCTCTGATTTTTCGTCATCAGTTGCATCTCTTATTACCCATTGCTGCACCCAGATAAGGTCTTCCCGCTGAGTTATTTCTCCAGGCTCTATTCTTTTATATTTTTCTGAATTGGGTTTTACACCCGCCTCATAAATACCGTAGCCATATTGCCCAGCAAGCTCTGGAGTTATCATTTGCCCATGGAACATAGGTTCACAATCACGAGCATTTTGCTCAGGGATTGGATGAGTTACTGCCGCGCCGTCTTCTATTTTCACTAAATACATTACTGATCTGCCGTATTAGTTGAAGGGAATGATCTGCCAGTGCCCCAGATTATCCTGACCGCACCTTTTCCTCCTGCACCGCTGTGAGTGTTATAGCTACTGGAAGTGGTTCCTCTGCCGCCACCGCCGCCATAATCCCCGCCATCACCCTTCGTGCCTGAAGTAAAATAACTGCCACCGCTTACCGCAAATCCACCATCAGCACCACTGCTACCACCTTGACCATTGCCATTGCTGGTACTTGTTCCAGGAGCAGCTCCAGACGAACCTTCGCCTAATATTCCTACACCGCCACCTCCATGTGATCCCTGTTGGTCAAAGTTGTATGCTGCGCTGCCGCCACCGCCATTCGGTGCAGCATCTGGTGTAGTGTTGCTGTATTTACTGTCACCGCCATTGCCGCTGTAACCCGCTGCACCACACGCGCCACCCCTGTTATCTGTGCTACCGCCGCCTTCACCACCTCCATCGCCTACTTTGCCACTTGTGTTTGCGGTTGAATTTTGCGTTCCTTTACGCCCACCCTGTGCATATAAGATGTTGGTGTTTATAAAATAACTATCGCCACCATCTTGACCGTCTTGAGCAGATGTTCTGCTAGCTCCTGGTGATCCAACACCCACGGTATAACTCGAACCAGGAGAAACTGTAATATTATTTTTATAAGCGAGCGCACCCCCGCCACCGCCGCAAGAATCGTGATCTTTCCTACCTGATCCACCCGCACCAACAACCACAACACAAACAGAGCTAACACCCGCAGGTGCAGTCCAACTAAATGTTCCCGCAGATGTGTAAGCCTGTTGTCCCGCCGCTGCACCAGTGGTAAATGATGTTCCTGTGCTATAATCAGAATAATTACCCGCAGAATCTTTGTAGCGCACTCGCCAGTAATGCACAGTTTCTGCTACGAGAACATCAGATGAGCCAACCGTGTAAGACGTAGATGTTCCTGCTACATCACCAGTGCTTAAAACGGTAGAACTAAAATCAGAAGCCGTAGATATCTGCCATTGCGCCGCTGCCATCGTCAAGCCATCTAAATTAATGAAAGCACTTGCTGTCAGCGTTGGGGTTAGAATTTGGGCTGTTGCTCCTTGTGCGGGTGAGGTATTTGTTGGAGTACCAAAGACTTTACCGCTATCACCAAAACTAAGCGTTCCCGATCCATTGGTAACAATCGCCTGACCATTTGTGCCGTCTGAAGTAGGTAAATTCAACGCTGAAAGGAATGATGTGAGGTTTGCGTCTGCTGCTTGTTTGGCATTGAGTTGTGTTTGGATGTTAGAGGTAACGCCATCGACATAATTTAACTCCGCGCCTGAAGCCGTAACAGCGGTTCCTGCAACCCGTAAAGTCCCCGCACTAAAGGATAAAGACGCAGGAACAACCGCATAGTTACCCATATAGGCATGAGAAGAACATTGGTAATACAAAATCTTAGGAGTTTCACTATCAACTGCAATCTGAGTGTATGCGCCTGATGAGCCTGGAGTGCCAGAAGTTGTCACACCTGTTGTGTATGCTGTGTTTTTTGCGGATTCTAAGTAGAAGACAAGTGGATGCCCCGAGTTGGACGAATCAGACTGATCAAATTTATAAACATATTCCGTATTAGCTGTAACAGCATCACTACCACCAAACTCTATCGCAGGAGCTTCTATGCCGTTTATAAAATACCCATTAGAGCTTCCATCACCATTGTAAGCATGAGCCGCTGTCTTACTTGCTACCGTTACTGTTAAAACAATCGGACTGCTTGATGATCCATATATAGGAGCAGCAGTGTCTTTTGTAAGTACACCTACATCCGTTATATCTTTGCCCTGACCATCTAAATCCCCACCTAACTGCGGTGTTGTGTCACTTATAATATTGCTCAATGCAAGCGCATCAATAGCTTGTTTTACTCGCAATGGCGAGAATATGCGGCCTGCCGTTTCTGTTCCTGCTTCCGCTTCACTTTGACTAGCTAAATCAAATGCACCAGATACAGATATAAATGACAATGCACCACTGCCATTTGTTGCTAATACTGTGTTTGCAGCCCCATCTGAGGTCGGATACGTTAATCCTCCTGCTGTAAAGTTTGTAGCTGCTAATGTTGTAAGAGTAGATGATCCGCTGCCAGTAATATTTCCCGTAACATTACCTGCTATATTTCCTGTAACGTTTCCTGTTAAGTTACCTGAAAAATTAGTAGACGCAGTAATAACCGTTCCATTGACTGTAGTAGCAGTTATAGCTGCTGCTGATGATGCGCCAATAACCATTCCATTAATGCTTCCACCCGTAAACGTAGCGTTTGATGAAACCAATGATGAATTAGCTGTTACTGTGCCAGATGCTGTTATTGCGCCTGTAGTAATAGACGTTGGGTTTATACCAAACTCAAATATTGCATTACTGCCATCTCTACCAAACAATCGTTTGTCAGCAGTATTCTGAGCTATCTCATAGGCTTCAAGATTAGAAGTAGTAGGTACACTGCCAGCACCACCTAACTCGCGCCTTACTTTAATTCGTACTGCCATCTACATCACCATTTAACTCTGTGCGACCAATATCTAGCACTGAAAAAATCGGGGTTAGGATCTTGTGCATTATGTCTTGCATAGTAAGACTTTCTGCGGTCTTTGTCTTTTTTTGACTTGGGATTCTTACCCGCACCTGAAACACCTTGCTGACCAAAACGAATTACCTTGGTCTTGTCGCCTTTCTTGGCAACAACAACATGACTTTTAGTGGGGTGACTGGGAGTCCTCTTAGCTTTGTTATAAGCAGAGACTCCGGCTTTCTTGAGCTTAGGATCTTTAGCCACGAGATGAAAGAAGGGGGCAAAGCCCCCCTCTATGCCTCATCTTATACGTCTGGAACGCAGAGGATAAATCCTGCTTCTGGACGATAGGCTTGTACACCATACAGTGTATCTGCGGTGTATAGCGTCGATAAATGCTCTTGCTTGTACTGAGTCTGTGACCTTACAGCCATTTGCTCGGCAAGCATGATTGCATCCTTATGAATAAGGTATGCACCACGAACATCTGAAGAGCCAGCACTATTGCTACCTGCATCCTCAATAACTGGGCAGTTAGATGATACATAAATATCAATACCATATAGCTGACCAATCAAACCACTTTGAGTAGTCTGAGGTGAAGTAAAGTCTGCGCTCACATATCGATCAATACCCATGATTGCAGATCGCAAAGTAGGCGGAATAATAAACGCACGATCCGTCATAGGAACGTCATTATCATCCATCTTCTTAATCAGAGCGCGGAATCCCGCGTCTGTAAAGACATCTGCTGCTACAACAGTATCGTCGGTGTATGCGGTCAGGCCACTGGATGCATCAACAAAGAATGAGTTGGCGTTCTCAAAAGCTGTACCAGCAGCGGTAGAGCCATCAATTACGACAGTCATATCAAGCGTGCTTGTGCCAAAGCCTGTACCTGCTCGGAACAGGTCATCATCAACCTGCTTGGCAAGCGCATAACCAGCGTCTTCAGTGTAGAAAGCTCTCAGACTCGCTTGAGCCTGGACTTCTACAATATCTTCAATAAGCCGTGAATACTCGAAATGACGGTTGATAGTAACCTGCAATTCGGTTTCAAGACTTGCTTGGATTGTAACCGCAGTGGCTTCTGCTTTTGCATTAGCACTTCCGCGAGTTGGTTTGGGAACGTGAATTACATCGCCCTTTGAACCAGAAAAGTTCAAAATCTTAACAAGAGGAGCCATTTTGAGGTTCTTCTCGTATGCAGCGATTACTTCGTCACTCCATATTTCAGGAATAAACGTACCAGCAGCAGTCTTATCTACAGCAGCATTGGCTGTAAAATAAGCACCTGAAGTTTCATTAGCCATCTAAGTCACCTTAACTTCTGACACGATTCTCCGCATAGGCTTGTCTTAACTCTGGCTCCATACTTCGATATCGCTTAGGGTCAGTTTTCATAAGTTCAATAATATCTGCCCTTTTGTAGATCTTTTTACTAGATGTTTGAGTGCTTCCAGTTGCGCCGCCAGTAGATACTTTTTTCAAAGTCTCTTTCCTGACGCTTTTTTCAGAACTATCGGTGTTGTTAGACACTGATTTAAGTTGCTTCCAGTTAGAAAACAGTTCATCAGCCGCAGCAGAATCAAACCGTTGGTCTGCTCTAGTTAGTAACTCTGTTCTTATTGGACTACCCTTAACCCAGTTTACAAAATCTTGGTCTTGAATAATCTCAGCAACATCTGGATGCTTCTCCAGTAAAACTTGCTTTGCCTGATTCTGCTGTATCTGAAGATTAGTCTGCTGGGCCTCTTTTATGAGGGGGTGATTAGCAATCTTATCTTCTACAGCCTTATCAGGGTCTGCAAAAAAATCTACCTCTTGGGCAGGCTCCTTGGCTTTATCATTACTGGATTGATTAAGAATAAAGTCATCAACTACCTTCCTAAGCTCCGTAACCTCTTGCTTCGCGCCGCGTAGCTCTCCCAACTCATTGCCTTGATTACCAAGTTTTGTTTCCAATTCTTGGTGCATCTTGATGAGTTCAGTAGGAGATTTGTCACGATATTGCTCTGGGACTTCTGCTACCTCTTCCTGAACCTGTGGTTCTTCAGAGACAGAAGCGTTGACATCTTCATCTACCTTAACCGGATCTATAATTTTAGCCATCATTAAACTCCTAAGACCTTGTATTGGCTACCCTTTGGGTTCTTTAACCCGCAGGACGTTTACTCGGCTGCCTTACGTTCTAATGCTATCTTTTCTTCTCTTTTCTTTACCCACTTTTCAGATGCTGTAGGAAAATGCCCACTACACCCGTCCAAATGAAAGATCGGAGCAGAAACGATTCTTTTTGCAATTTTACCGCATACAGGACAATCCAAAACATTTGTTCCATGTGAAACAAATTTCTCAGAAATGTGGCCCTCATCGCACTCAAAATCACGAATTAACATCAGACCACCACTTCAGGTCGCTACCCTGTTCGGTTTTTGCCATTTCTGCTGTAGTCTGGAGACTAAGCAAAATATCTATAATTTCTAATTTTCCTTTATTTTTATATAACATTTCAAGCGAATGCGTTGATTGTAAGTCATTATTGACTATTCTCAACTCTTCTAAATCTTCTATAACTTTCTTCCAGCCATCTGTTAAAAACATTTCTTGGAAGACTTCATACTCATTTTCTTCCATTAGTTAGTCTGCGCCTCTGGTTGTGGGGCCTGTGCAGCTTGTGGAATAGGAGGGGTCTGAGATGCTTGTTGTAAATTAAGCTGTTTTTCTCTAAGTAATCTATCAGTTACATTCATGCGGCGTTCAAACTCTTTGTCATCAGCATCACCAACAGCAAGATTCTTTGTGGCAGCGTTAATCTGGTCAATCTCCAGTTCAACAGGAACGGCTCTAGTTTCTGCTTCAAGTTTCTTCGCCCTAGCTTGTGACTCAACCGCCTGACCAGCAAGGGCCGCGCTTTGTGCGCCCTGAAACTGTAGCTGAGACTGTAGTTGTGCTTGTGCTGCCTCTTGAGCCTGTGGATTAGGCTGAGATGCCTGTGCAATAACCTGTACAAGCTGCTCACGATTAGAAATATTCATATTATCTATAATCGATTGGATAAGAACCGGATACAGCGGGGAGTCAGTCCCCATCGTCTGAAGCAGTTGAACAAGCTGAGTAACCTCATACTCTCTGGCTATAATGCCCAAAGAGCTTGTAACCTGAAATCTGTAGTCATTTACCGGATACATTTCAGGCTCAAACTGCATATATCTATGAGCTACCTTTGTTACGAATGGTATCAGAAAAGACTCTTGGAAGTTAATTAGAGTACGCTTAGTGCGTTTTATAATAGCTCCCAGACTCATTGAGATCCCTGCTGCGGTCGCTTCTCCATTGATTGACCCAGGTATACCCGCAGAATCTATAGCTCCTGTAGCGGTCTGTACCATCTTCTGAAGAGCATCTGCCTGAGCAAAGGTAATCTGTGAAACTGTCCCAAAATTAAACGGCTGCAAGACTTCTTGAGGATTGCCATTGGTAAGAAGCAGTTTTCCAGGTCTTACTTCTGGCTGAGTGCCTCTGGGAATGCGGGTTGCGTCCATTGCCATCATCGGATGGACAGTAAGAGCAAGAGCATCAATTCTAGCCCTAATCTCTGCATCCAAGGCTTTTTGGGAACTGTAGCCTTTTTCGCATATACCTCGTCCCCAGAACCTTCCAGGCACAATGTCCCAAGGGAATGCCACAACGGGCCTGTCACCCATCATGTAGTTATTTCGTTCTGCCTTAAGGCAAATACTACCGTTTGCTACAACGACAATTGCCTCAATGTAAATTCCATCGTCTTCTTCTGCCTCAAAGTCCTCTTCAAGCTCCATAAGCTCTTTGGGGACAAGGCCATAGTATTTGGTCAGTCGGATCTTATCATCTGGCTGTTTTGACAGTTCTGGGTCTGCATCTATGTCAGAATCTTGGTAGGCAAGGGTAATGTCTACGTCCTTGTAGACACCGGCCTCTTGGAGTTGTTCTACTTGGTGATATGGCACATATTCATCTACGGCCACGCCTATTGCTTCTTCAATGGATACAGCAACAGGATCAATTAAAAAATTTCTTGGTTGAACAGGTTTAAGCCTACAAATGGTGCGTGTCGCAACATTTATGCCAACAGCCGTCATTTGCCCGTCCATAACGGGTTGAGTAGCCGGTTTTGCCTCTTTTACCTCTTCAATTACGATTTCTGCTATGCCTGTACCGTATACAGCAGAGTTTATAAGGCATTCAGCTACACCCTTGCGGATCTTAGTCTGGCTGAAGTCTTTGTGTAGTTGATTGCGTAGATAGGCAATATCGGCAGTTTCGCCATCTCTCAGATCGTCTTTTATGTCAAAAAACGACCCGCGACCAAAAGTAGCCTCTTCAATCTCAGAGACACCAGACTCTACTGCTTGCTGTAAGGCAGGGGATACAAGGGTAGACCGCTCAGAGTCTCGTGTTTTGTCTTCGTCAGAAAATTGACCTCGAAACAACCGATTGTATTCATCAAACTTCTTTTCATACACGTTTGAATAGAAATCGCGCCATGTATTGCACTTGTCCATGACCCAACTGCTGACAGACTGTTCATAGGCAAATGTTTCTTGGTCAATCATATTAGTACCCTGCCACGCTATCTAAAACGTCAAAGGTGTCTTCTTCAAAGTGCGTAGCATACGATACCTTGGCAAGCTGGTCTATATATGCTAAGGAGTCAACCATATCGTCGTGTGTGAGCACATCTGGGAACTGAAATAGCTCATCCATAAACTGATAGTTCCAATCACCCTTATTCAAAGCAATAAGTCCGTTTTCAAACCTGCCCTGTAATGCCCACATCACGCGGTCTACCTTCTTGCGATTACCATGCGTTAGCTCTACTACATGAAAGTATCTGGCATACTTTGCCATCAAATCACTTAACGGACTCATAACCGCTTGTTTTGCAATACCTTTTTCTATTCCTACTGACACGGGCCGGTAATTCTGTACTGCTTGAAAAATCTTTACTGCTGTTTGATCAAGAGTCCACCGACCTACAATCATATCGGCAACCCACCAACCATCCTGATTTACCTTCACGACAGCTATAGAAGTGTTATCTAAATTTTTAGTTTTGTTTTTCTTGCCCATTTCCTCAAAACCCGCAAGGTCAATGGCTATGTAGTAGTCACCTTGAGGCTCATCTTCATCAAAATGCACCCAATCTTCTTTAAACATTTCAGAGCCACGCGCTTCAAAAGATGCCATAAACTCTTGCCTGAAGGCGTATGAGGACATAGATTTCTTTGCCCGATCTATCTCTTCTTTTTCTATAAGATTGTTGTCATAGCTGGTGTAGTGCCATGCAGCAAAGTCTGGGTCATCACCCAGTTGAGCATTACGATATAGGTCATAAAAGTGATTACGGCCCATTGGAGTGCCAATAAACAAGGCTGGAGCGGATCTGTCAGCCAGTGCAGGTCTTAATATGAGTTCCCAGACATCAGGCTTCATGTCTGCATACTCGTCCATTACAAGGTAAGAAAGGCTTACACCCCGCATGGTTTCGGGCCTGTCAGCACCTTTAAGAGAAATAATTACGTCATTGAGCAGAGTAATCTGCATATTGTTGACATGAGAGTTCTTAATGACATCTTTGCCGACATCGAGGAGGAGATTCCACATGATGTCTCTGGCTTGCCCCTGAGTAGGAGCTACATAGAATACATGGCCTTTGTCCGACTGTAGGGCATTCACCATTATCAGATAGGCTGCAA